AAAATAATTTTATCTGAAGTATGAGTTGTTGGAGTTCTATAATCAAATGAACATTTACCATTGGAAAAAGTAACATTAGAAACAGAAGACTCACTTGAAAAAGTTGTTACTGTTCCTGCATCAACGTTTTCAAAGAAGTTCATTGTAAGACCAGTATATAAATTATTAAGAGTGTTAATGGTTGGGTTACCTTCTATATATGTTGGTACGACGTCAATAGTATCAACTGTGATATTTTTAAAGATAATTTTTTTTATAGAATTATCGGCAGAATAGAGTAAAAATGTAAAAACGTCTGTTGTTTCCATCGGTGTATATGAAACATTTATATTATTTTGCGAGATCGTTCGGGGAAGAACACCATTTCTTTCTGATGAAACTGTGGAGTTGGATCCTGGAAAGAAATCCATGGCAAAGGAAAGGTTGGGATAATTTTGTCCTACAAAAATAATACCAGGTGTCATTGCAGTGTCTTGTAATTCACCTACACGTGCTGGTTCACTATTAACAAGTGTAGGTGTTATAACATTTTTTTGCTCATTAAAGTATAACCACACCCCAATAGATGAATTTTTTTCTTCAATTTTTAATCCTTTTGTTATGAATTGGCTAATTGAAGACGTCATTTTATTTATACTAAATAAAATAATTATTTTTTTACACAACAGTAGTGAATTTAATCTTGTAACCAAGTGTACCAGAAGAGCTAGAATGATCCTTATGATAAAATTTAGGAGCCTCACCAGCATCCCATTTTACCCACACTTGGCTGCCATCTTCACCACCTGCATGAACGCCAAACGAAGCAAAACTACTTGTTGTAGAAGCAAATTTTATAACCTTGTAGTTATACACACTTCCATCGACAGCATCGCTCTGAATCTGGAATTCATACGAACCACGTAACTTGTTAATAGCAGGAACAAATACAGGTGTTGAGCTATTTCCGGTAAGACTGAAAGATTTAGTTGCAAAAGTATCCATGCTAATTTCACCAGAAGCATAGATATTAGAGCATTTGAGACCAGCATAACTCTCAACAACAAAAGTTGCGGCATTAGACGCCGATTTTGTGGTAGCAAGAATAAAGTTATTATCGCTTTCATCCCAAAAGAAAGTTGTATCATCACCAGCAGATGACCCTCGATTGAACAAGAAACCAGAATCACGGACTGATCCAGCCTCAGCACCTTCATTAAGAACAACAATATTGTCCTTTACCAAAAGATTTTCAGTTGTAATAGTTGTGGTAGCACCATTCACTGTAAGATTTCCTGTAATAACACAATTATTAGTCATTGCGACATCTCCAGTAAGAGTAGAAGTACCAGTAACATTAAAATTACCAAGAACGTTTGTTGCGTGACCAACATTAGAAATGTTAACATTCAAGTTACTAGCAGCTTTACCAATGTCAACCGTGGGTGCTTCCAGAAGGGCAGTAGTTGCTGCTACTACATTAATCGCAGGTGCCGAAAGATCGACCTTAGTGCTAGCTGTAGAAGTGATACTAGGAGCTGCTGCATCAACTGAAGTAGAACCAACAAGATCTATCTTGCCAGAGGTACATTCAACCTTTACGGCGTCTATACCTTTAAGATGAGCAAGTGTTTTACCAAATACACGAGCTTCTACGTTGGTAGCTTCTAAAGTGGCATTGCCAGCTGTGGATTGAACAAGATTATTTCCACCGCTTGTCGAAGTCGCAGTAGTAACAATAGTTTCAGACTTTAAATTAGCGTTAACGTTGAAGTTTGCAGATGCTGAAAGACTAGCATCACCAGCAGATGCTGTAAGATTGAGAGCGCCAGTAGTCGCGACTACTCCGGCAGATTGAGCACCGGTCAAGAGAACATTTGTGCCGCTACCCTTAAGGTCTTTAGCGGACGTAATCAAAAAATCAGCCGAAGCGTGTGAACTTTTTAGATGTTGATGCTCCTGTCCAAAAAATTCACAACCATTTTGAACAAGAAGTGCTCCGTTTCCGTGTTTATTGGTATTATTTGAACTCTCGATGCGGAGCGAACCGTCGAGTAGTGACGAATATGATGCTAGAGGAGGCATTATATATTAATATTTTATTATACGCTAGATTTTTTTTTTTAATTAAAAAAATTATAGTCTACCTAGAAATTAATTAACAGTTTTATGACTTTTTTTGTATAAAAGTCTTGTGCTTAATATTAAGATGGGTTCTAGTTTCCTCAAATTTTTAAACAAATGAGTTTGTTTACAAAATGATTTTATAGCGAATATCTTGTTTCATAAAATTGTAATCAAAAGATTATAATTTTTAAAAATTCATTTAACTAAAAGTTTCAATTCCATATTTTCGAGTTTTAAATTATAATTCTCTTTTTGTAAGATCATAATAGTCATTTTTAGATCATTATCCTTTAAGAAATCCTCTATATCTTCAATAAAATTTGTTAGATTTTTAACTGGTTTATATATTTCTTTTTGATTAAAAAAATCAACCTTATAATGTTTTAAAAATTCGTGTACCATTTTTTCTATATTTTTACCTGATACTTTAAAAATCTTAATCATTCTCCATTGAGGATATAATGACTCACTTGACATATGTTTTTTGTCTCTCTTAACAAGATTAGAATCAGTAAAACCAATCTTAACTAATCCATTTCCGATATAAGCACAATAAATAACTAACTCATTTGTATATTCACTGATTTTTACTTCATTTTCTAGTTTTTCTGCTTCAATGTCAATTTCTGTAAGAGTAGAAAAACTCTTTACAGGTCTTTCTAGTTTGACACTTCCTGTAGATAATAATTTATGAATCCATCCTGTTACATTAACTGCAAATTTAGGAGAAATCCATTGTGCGATATGAATCGCTACACGTGGATGAACCCAAGTTGATTTATCCAAGTCATTATGTTGATTAATTTCTATCAAAATTACGTTCGTATTTTCCTTATGGGAAATCCCACCACCGTCTACTTTGTCTGTTTTATCACTTAAAATATCTATTTTTAATTCTTGTGATAGTTCTGTCAAAAACTCTTTTGTTTTTTCTAATCGAAACCAATCTGCATAATATTTCTTACCTGCTTTACAGAGTTGACTAGCATTGATATATCCATCAGACTGTCTTGATATAACTTCTACACCTCCAAGTGTAATTTTATCTTTTTCTTCATCAATTTTATCAAAGTCGGTTAATGCTTTAACAAGATCTTCTTTCTTAAGGTTATTATATTGAGTAAGTCCTTTATTTCTAGCAATAATTTTTAGAGTTAGTAAAGATATATCAGAATAATCTTCTTTTTTATCGGTTGAGTAACACTTTAAATCCTGCTGTCTTTTCTTAATGTTAGAAATTAGTTGATCTTTATTTTGTTGGTAAATAGTGCATCCAATATCTTTAGAAATTTCTCTAAGTTGAAATATATTTAGAGAATTGTAATCAAGTTCTTGTTTGGTTTCTTGGTTAAATTCAATCGTTTTATTCCAAAAATTTTTAATACGGCGTTCTATCATAGACATAGATCTTTCTTGTAGTGTTTTAATTGCGTTTGAATTAGCAGTTCCAAATGTTAATCCATATTTACGAACTTCTTGTCCAATCTTTTTTGGAGTTAGATTTTTCCAAGAGTTGTAAATATCTTCTTCAATTGGAGTGTTAACCAACGTAACAAAATCTTTCCATTCATCAAGTGGTTCTACCGTTCTAGGCACATATGGATCTTTATCTTGTTCATTTGGATTATCGATAGCATATTTTAGTGTATATACCCAATCATCTACCATAGATGAAGAAGCAGTGCTTCCACCTCCTCGTTTAGATTTTCCTTTAAAAAGTTTGGAACAACCTTGTTTCCCTAAACATTGTTGTGCTTCCATTAAGAGATCATAAGTTACACCTACATCATCACATTTTATTTTAAAAGCTTGAGGATTTGATAATAGATTTGGCATTTTTATTATATAGTTTGTTTCTTTTTAAATAAGATTGTTACTATTTATAGTAAAAGTACAAACGTCTCAAACTAAAAGTTAATTTTATCCATTTTAACTTGATGATTTTCTTGTCTGAACTCGCATGCTTTAATGAATGCATTTTCACCATACTTATTAATAGAAAAAGACTTTGTTTTCTTTTTATCATCTGAGTCGTTCCATTGAGCTTTCCAACGAGCTTTTAAACCATCTTCAAAAATTACACCTGTTACACCACTTTTATTATTAATTTGAATACCTTTGTTATTCGCATTAACCTTTCCAGCGCCTTCACGAACATTAAATCTCAAGTTATTAAGACCATTATGATCAATATGATCTACTTCTGTAAATTCTGGATAAAATATACGATGTAAAAGAGATTTTTCCATTTTAGCATATTCGGTTTTGTCTTTTGATTGTCTATAAAGATATATTGATTTATCTTTAATAATATCATAATGTTCTTTTTCAAACATCATACATTTTTCATCTGAAAGAAATATCTCAAGAAACTCATAATCTTTTGGTAATACAGGATGTGATACAACTTTAACACTTCGTATTCTATTTTTACTCAATTGGCGTTTAATAGATTCTCTAATTCTATAGTTACTTGCTAAATTCATAGCACGATCTCTTCCATATTGCTTTATACTAAAAGACTTACTTTTACCACCTTGATCTGAGTGAAAAGTAACTTTTATATGAGTTTCAGTCTCAGTAATACCTCCTTGATGACGACCACTAACCATTCTCCTCTTTCCAGTAAGATTGGAACAGGTTCTTGAATTTCTTTTACTATTTTTTCTTCTTTTTCTTGGTATTTACATATATTACAACCTCCTCGAAAGTTACCTCGTTGACAGTTTGATGAGTGTATATGAAAACTAGAATGTTTGCATTTATAGTTAACATTTCTACCTTTTTCTATTGATACAAACTCATAACCTGCTTCTTCAATAATTTTTATTATGTTTTCTTTCACTTCATTTGAAGTTTTCTTTTTTGAACATTCAGAACAACAATTCCAAGTAGGTCTTGAAATTCCTTGTTTAAGAGTTCTTCCATCTTTTCCACAATGACATTTGTATTTAATATATCTTGGATCGTCAGTATCTGGTTCCGCTTTTTTAAATCTAGAAAAATCTAAACTTGAGGACAGCGTAACCTAGTATTCTTAATAAATATATTTCTTGATCCTGTCGCATCTCTATCTATTACTAAACCACACTCATCACAACTATAAACTTCTAGTTTTGTTCTTTTGATGTTTCCACATCTGCCACATGTACAAGAAGTATAACTCTCATCAACTATAATGAGTTTCTTATTGTACATAGAGCATTTGTATTTCAGTTTTTCTTTGAAACTGTGAAATGAGAACATCATCAACAATCTTTTGGTTATACGAGCTAACTTTTTTCCTTTTACCATTTGGCTTACTCTGAAATCAGGTAACAAGATTATATCATAGTTTTCTACTAAAAAAGAAATAGTTTTCCAGTGTAATTCACACACTAGATTCTTTGCTTTCTTCCAAAGTATAGACCTATGTTTAGATATTTCTGTATTGTCTATTTCAACCAAAAGTTTAGTTAGTTCAATGTGAGCATCTTCACCTATAAAGATAGATTCTCCTGTAGGATCATATCCAACAAGAAACTTTCTTACACCAGGATCTAGAGAAATAACCCGGTCTCCTTTTGAGATAAACTTAACTTGGCTCTCGTTACGTCTATCTTCTTCTGGAAACCAGTTTCTATCTACCGGATAATGTAAAAAATATTTTTCTGTATCTTTTTCATATATAATTTCGAGACCTTTTTCTGTTGTTGATTCAATAATGTCAGAAAAAGAAATTATATCTCGTTTTCCTTTACTATTTGTAAACCAATAATTACTCTTAATTTTTCTAATAAAAGAAGGGAATTGTTTATCTTCAAAATGGAGATAGTCTGTTGGTTTTTTCTTGGACATAAATTTCATTTCAAAATGTTTTACGTTTCGATTCTTATAATTCGAAATTGCAGAATTAAGACTAGAAGTAAATTTATCACTTGCTCCTCTAGGTAATCTACTATGCACTTCTGTTTTATCCCACCATGGTGGAATAGGAGTTTCATCCCTTTCTTCATTATATTCAAATGATTGAAATACTAAATGTTCAAATTCTTCTTCCGTATATTCATATTTTCTAATTAGATCTCTCACAGACCGATTAGAATACGATTTTATATCTGTTATTTTATCAGCTCCATAATGCTGATATACTATGGCGACTGTAGCATTATAATACCATCTATACTGTTCAAACATCATCTGAAGTTTCTTTTCCTCCTCCTGATTCGGAAATAGTCGTAATTTCAGTGTTTTCAGAGGAACCGGAGGTGGCTTCCCGTATTTTGTTTTTAATTGAGTGACTTCTGAGTCCATAGAGTCTGGAAGAGAAAACTGTGATGATTGAAAGAATGTCATTAACGAGTTCTTTTTCTGGGGATGTTTCTTCTTTATCGAGAACCAAGATTTTCCCATTGGTGCTTTCAATGATTCTGAGGACAAGCTCAAAACCGAATCTACACAGTCTATCTTTGTGGGTAACCACAACTTCTCCGATATCTCCTTTGATTGCGGAGTCCAAAATGGTGTTAAAACCTTTTCTTTTAAAATTAAGGCCTGATCCAATATCTTTAACGATTTCGTAGTCAGGATATTTACATCTAAAATACTCAACTTGTCTTTCCAAATCTTCTTTTTGAGAGGAAGTTGAGACTCTGCAATAACAGATATTTCTTTTGTTGTTTTTTTGTTGTTGTCTTTACTTAGCTGACATAGCGATGACATCTGACATGAGATATCTACGGTGGTTTCCTTTTGTTCTAATGCATTTAAGGATTCCTTGATTATTCCAATTTTCGAGTGATCTAGTAGTAACTTGAAGTATTTTTGACACTTCTTCTGGTCTAAGATATTTTTCTTCATTGTGTATCATATTTTATTTTAGAAGTCATTCTTTTAGATCATTTCTTATTTTTATAGATTTAAAAGCAACAGTTGATTTCCCAATCCGAACATTTTTTAGTTTCCATTATGTCATTTATTTTAGTAATAGTTTTTTCTAACAATCCTATTGTCATTTTCTTTTTATAATATTTTTTTATACTTTTTAACCAAATTTATTTTTAAAACATTATAATATTATTTTTTTATATTAAATAACATAAAAAAATGAAAAGTGGAACTTTCTCAGAGAACGGGGAAGCCAAGAGCTCCCCCGCTTACACGAATAATGTTGTTATTAATAGCAGTGACAATAAACTCAAAAGTTTGTCTCACCGAAGCACCAGTTCCAGCACCTGAAATTCCGTTAGCTGCGTTTATAGCGTTTATACTGCATTCGGGAACAATCGATACATTAGTTAACTTTCCATAATTTGTAGATCCCATCGGATCTAGAGACATGAAGTCTAGAGAATACGAATACATGTGATATCCTGTATTCACAGGGATAGTTGGTGCATGGAACCACGGATTAATTAACGAGAAGTAATCAGAACCCATAGCTCCAAGACGATTAGTATTTTCATAGATAAGAGATGTTTGTGCAATAGGATCCCCATTAGTTTTTGGAGTAAAGTCTAAAGATGAACCACCTACTCCAGCTATTTTTACATAAGGAGAATTTGTAGTATAATTAGACCACTCTGATAACCATGTAGAATTTCTAACAGAAAAGAATAAAACTTTAATAGCATGAGAGAATCTAATATCAAACGATTGTTGCGGATTGCTAGCCGGAGTGTATGATTGTCGTGGAGCTGTTTGTACTTGCTCCACTAAAATATCACGAGGAGCGCATGCCATACGCTTACGTTCATCATTAGAAACAATAGCGTAATTAGCCCAAACTTGTGTGTTACCCAAAATAGGTGCACCTTTTTCCAAGTGCACAGTCGGGTCGATCGTCATACGTTGTTCCCCCTGAAAATTATCATTATCAGCTGCTCTTTCCATAATTAGCAATTGATTCCATTCACGGAAGTGAAAATTAATGCGCATTTCGTTATATGGAAGAGCTGCAGTAGGCAAAGCAACCCCACTATCACGACTGTAGAAGAATGGAAGAGGCAAGTTGAGAGTTTTTGCTGCAAGAGGACCACTCGCTATTGATGTAGGAGCATTCATATCAGAAACACTACCTATCATATTAAGATATCCAGTGCGCTTGCTTGCCGGAACAGTGAAAGCAGCCCAAAAGTCGAGATGATAGTTATCAAATCTAGCTGCAATTAAATCGTTAAAAGTGATGCAGCATTCGCGAATAAGATTATGCATCAAGTTATTTGTCCAGCGAATCCTAATATTAGTATCAGCGACTGTAGATTTAATAGCAACTTCAGGAAAAGTTACACGAAGCCAAGTGTGGAGCATATAATCACCAGCTCGAGAAATAGCAACAGACCATTCTTGTCCAAAAGCCGGAGAACCGGCAGCACGCGATAGAACAACAGGCACTTGAGTAAACCAAGTGGCTTTTCTTGTTTCACGGACAAAATAAGCAGTTGCATCGTGACCTCCGTAGAGGTACTTCTCGATCTCATCAAAAGTAGCAAGATCAATAAAGCCAGATGTTACATTTGACGTTGTGATCGATGACATTTTTATATTAACACAAGATATTTTTTTTTTACAAAAATTTATAGACTTTAAATATTAAATAAAATGTCAAATGCGAGTTTAAATGAAACTTCTGAAAGAGTAAAGTCAATGACTGAACTAGATATTTTAAGTATAGATGCTAACATACGTACTAAATTTGAGGAAGAGTTCTCAAAACTACCAGAACATCTTGAGAAGTTACAAGAATTAGAGGAATCATTGAAAAATGAAAATCTTCGTCGCCGTATACTAATTAGTGTTGAAAAAGCAAGAGATGAGTTACGAAATTATATAAACGATTTAAAAATACATAAAAATCTTCATTTTTATATTATGGAAACTATAGTTTTTATAGAAAAATATAAAGAAATATTAAAAACACCTATTAAAGTAAGTTTTATGGGAAAACTACTTAAAAATAATAAAGAAAAACGAGAAATAATAGATAATTACTTAAATGCTGCTTCTAAATACGTTGATATTGATTTTGAAAAAAATACACCACAAAAAATTATTTGCCAGAATTGCTTTAATAAAAAAGATTTTGACATTATAGATGGAAATACTTACATATGCACTAAGTGTTACGCACGACAAATCGTAATGAAACATAATTCTTCATATACTGATATTGACCGAGTTAATATTTCAAGTAAATATACATACGATAGGAAAATTCATTTTCGTGATTGTATTAATCAATACCAAGGAAAACAAAACAGTACTATTCATCAAAAAATATATGATGATCTTGAAGTTCAATTTGAACTACACTATTTACTAAATGGAGATAAAAATACTCCTAAAAAAGAAAGATTTCGTAATATAACAAAGAATCATGTTCTTATTTTTCTCAAAGAGCTTGGTTATTCTAAACATTACGAGAATGTTCATTTGATCCATTATAATTTTACTGATATTAAACCTGATGATATTTCACATTTGGAAGAACAACTACTTGATGATTTTGATGTTCTGACTGATATATACGATAAAAGATTTAAAAATATTAACAGGAAAAATTTTATTAATACTCAATATGTATTGTTTCAATTACTTAGCAGACATCGTCATTCATGTAAAAAAGAAGAATTTATAATACTCAAGACTATCGACAGAAAATTCTTTCATGACGAAATATGCAAAGAGTTGTTTGAGGAGCTAGGATGGAACCACAGTCCATTTTATTGAAAATGAGTTAAGAAATTTGATTCTATATAAATAAAATGTCATCAAACATTCGATTTCATGTTCATGAGGAAGAATATTTTGAAGAAACTATATTAGATCAGGTAATAGACATTGACAGATCATCAGACGCATTATTTGCAATAATGAATATGATAGTTATTTTAGAGCCAATTTTTAATATATTAGATCCAATTCAAATCGCTATACAAAATAGTGAAAATGATCAAAATCTTGTTAGACAAAATGAAATAACACTTAAACTTAGTTCTCAACCTTACAATAGCACAGATAAAAAATATGATATGTGTTCTATATGTACAGACTTGTATGAGCAGTCAGAAAATGTCTCAGTTTTAGATTGTGGTCATATTTATCATCCAAAATGCATTAAAGAGTGGGGTAAATATAAACAAGCATGTCCATTATGTAATAAAGAAATTTTAATAATTTAATTTTTAATTTAATTTTTAATTGAGAACGCAAGAATTAACTTTATATAGTATAAATAAATGTTATCAAAAATTAAAGATAAATGGAAGTCTCATGGTTTTGAAATAATACTTGGATTTTCATTATCATTTCTCATACTTTTTGGATTATATAGAAAGATTACAGGTAAAAAAGGAACATGGTCAAAACAACGACAATATTATTCTCCTATATCACAAAATAAAAGTTATCGTGCACCTCCACGTGAAAGCAAAGGAGAAGCAGAATGTAGACGTGTTTTGCAATTCTTGTTTAAGAGAAATTTTAACAAAGATCGTCCAAATTTTTTACGAAACCCCGTAACAGGAGGAGACTATAATTTAGAACTTGATTGTTTTGATCCAGAACTTAAGATTGCCGTAGAATACAATGGTATTCAGCATTATGAGTATATACCATTTTTTCATAAAAATAAAGAAGCTTTTTTAAATCAAAAGTATAGAGACGATATGAAAAGAAGAATATGTAGAGAAAATGGAATAGTTTTAATTGAAGTACCACATACTATAAAATTAGAAGATATTAAAGGATTTATAGAAAAAGAGTTGACACGAAATGGAATTCAATTTTAGAACAAAAAAATACAATATATAAATGAACGATGATGTAATCATACCATATTGTATTTGGCATTATATTGACATAGAAACACAAACTTTTTTAGGATATATCGGTGGGCCTAAAAAATCCATGAAAAACGGTATTATTGAATTTGATTGTATACCAGATGAAAAAAAAGATAGTAAATGGTTTTTAGCTGATTCTTTTTATGCTGTTTCACCAAATTTTAGACCAATACCTGTTGGTATGAAAATTTTTTGTGCAAAAAAAAGTATTGATTTTCCATACAATACAAATGATTTATATTTAATGTACGATCCTTATAATATTAAAGATGATTGTATATACTTTACTACATATATTCAACCAGTTCCAAATACAAAACCTCTTTATTTTCACAAAATAGGAAATAATATATTTCCTAGTTTTAACTCAACACCCCCATCCGCATCTGATAAATGGACTCAAACTTTTATCTCACCTATTTTTGTAATGACAAACAAAGATATAAAATTTAAGTGCGTAAATGGTAGATGTTTGCCATGGATAAATGAAATTCCAGATTTGTATGATTCTAATCCACATAAAGATTTATTAAGTCTTCAAAATTGTGTTGTATATTGCAATGAGCTTGTTGTTTCAAAAAATAATGGTCGTCCATTTAACATATTACAAATAGCAAGTAGTAAACATCCGATTAAAAAAAATAAAAATAAAATAATATGTATTGTAATAGTATTTTTGTTAATATTTGCTTTATTTTGTTTTTTACTATAGTGGCAGAGAAAAAGTAAAAATAGATATTTGACAATTTAATGAAACATTAAATTAACCCTTACCCCGTTGCTTTCGTTTTGCAAATCTCGGAAGATGATCATTTTTAAGTAATGAAGGTGGAAGTCCTTTCTTACCTGTAGGCTTTTCAACTGTATTCTTATCTTCACTTGATTCCGAATCTGATTCATCTTCTGTATCTTCATCGCTTTCTGAATCAGAATATTCATTGTCAGTAAGGTCTTCTTCATCTAAATCTTCATCACTAATATAGTCTTCTATTTGACCATATCCAAGCAAATCAAAAACTTTACAAATCATTCTTTCGTTGCTGCGCTCGTTATCACGATTATCTTTCTTTTTGAAATTAAAATTAATCTTTTGCAATTTTCCATCAAACTTTCGATGGAAAGCGTACGAATTAAGTTCAAGTTTAGTCATTTGTTTAGCTGTAGCTGCACTTACATAGTGATCTAGATCTAGATCAAATGTACTGAGGTCATCAAGAATAAACCAATCTATCTTCTCAAGTTGCTCTTGGAGATGCTTTAACGCTTCCTCATTTCCCTCACGTCGTATAAAATAATACCAACTTTCAAACTCCTTTCCGTTTGTTTCCATAAAAGCTGCGTAATCTCCAGTCATAATATGACTAGGCTCTGGTCTAAGTTTAATAGAATCACTCTTTTTATCTTGGCTTACATCATTGTTTTCTGATGACATTTTTTAGAATGATCAGGTGCTTTTAAGTTGATTTAAAAAAGTGATATTTTTTCGCAAACCCTAAAATACAATTTTGATATAAAATTTACATATTTAGTATTTCTATTTACTTCTTACGATGAATCTACAAATGGTTAGAAATCTCGTTTACGGGGCTGAATTAATATAAATTTATATGAATCTAGTTAGAATACTCAAAGTTGCAACGTTTTAAAAATTGGTACAGGTGTAAAAAACACAATTTTATCATTATTTTCTTAAAAAACCTATGTTCTAAAAGAAAATTTATTATTAATCATAATTAGTTCAAAAGTAATTATGATTAAAGATGTATAAAAATTATGTATAACTTATTCTACTTCGTCTTCATCGTGTTCTTCGTCGTGTTCTTCATCATGTTCTTCGTCGTGTTCTTCGTCGTGTTCACAAGTTTCTCCAGATGTTTCGCAATCTTGAATAATATCTTTTTGGTAAGGATTACAAATACCGCTTGATATAGCTCTAACAAAATCGATATCAATAGGTATTAACTTTACACGTCCCGCGTGAATAGCAGCAAAATTCGCATTCCGAAGGAGAGATGTAACTTGTTGTTCAACAAAGTATTGAAGAACAATAAAAACTTCCTTACTAATTTTCATTGATCCAATATTATGAGTAGAAACTATCTGTCTCACCAATTTCTCAAATGGTAACTTTGCAAAAGTAACACAATTACTCATCTTTTGAAAACGGCGAATTTCACGAAGAGATACAGTTCCAGGTCTAAATCGATGCTTTTTCTTTTCACCTTCTTTGATAACAACCTTGTTTACTCGCTTTTTAACACGATTTTTCTTAAGAAGGAGAGATGGATGAATAAATGGCGTAACACCTCCTCCAAGAAATGAAATACGATTATTAGTAAAAAATGTATTCAACTCTTCATCTTTACGAACTCCCATCTCTAGATCACGAATATTAATTCTAATTCTCTTGTTTGTATTTGCAGACTTTGAAGAATTTTCAAGAATTTCTGATGTCAGATATTCAAGAGCTCCTGCTAAATAAATAGGAGCATTGCTAGTAACCATAACCTTAGAATATCCAAAATTTCTAAGAAATTTTTCAGCAATAGCAGGTGAAAATATAATTCCTGCTTTTTCCTGTCTGCTAGTTCCCTTCAAATTATCTACATTCCCAAAACTTTGAACTGCTTTTTGACCTTCAATTATCGCTTCCGCAGCCAATTTGGGAGGCAAAATAATAAGAAGAGCATTTTTGATTTCTTTTTCCGACATCGTTTTCTTTTTTGCTATTTCAGTTAAAGTAATAACAGTATTTGAGATCATTCGAGATATTAAACAAAGTGCGCTATTAAGTTGTTGTTTAGAATTTGAGGTAATTCCATTGGAATCAGAAATTCTCTTTAGAACTTTAGAAATATACGTTTCAAAAAAACGAGTCTTCTTCTTTTTCATTACAACTTTTTGTGCTTCCATTTTTATTTAATGATCTTTCATCTCCCTTTTAAGTCATCAATTTAATCTATTGAGATTAGTATTAAAGACTTAAAGCTTAACTATTCAAATAGAAAAATGGAACACATTACAAAACCATCTATCACTCGTCTTGCTCGACGAGCAGGTGTAAAAAGTCTTTCTGAAGAATGTTATAATAACATTCGTGCTATTGTAAGTGATTATTTATCAGATATTATTGTAGCTGCTCTAGTTGTTAATTCAGAGCATAATACAAAGACACTAATGGCTGATGATATTTACGAGGCTCTACGTCTTCGAGGTTATAACGTAACTCAATCTCACGATTTGGGTACTTCAACTTGTGCAAAGTAAGTTTTTTTAAATCAATCATAATCTATTTGACTTATTATGATTAAATAATATAATTTTTTTATAACATTGGATCTGATTTGCAAATGGCAACAGAACACCATTCTTCATTTGATAAATGAAACCCATATTTTGTTATTCCGGATGGATAACATATAATATATCTTTTTCCTCCAGTCTTTAAAGAGAATTTTGTTTCTACAAATTCTTTTTTTACAATATCAATTTCGCGATATGCAAAACATGTTGGTCCAATTTCAGATGCACTACCGAAAAACTCGTCAATCTTAAAAAATGCGTTGGGTTTTGATGAAGATTTACATATACTTATAATATTTCCAACCTCTACATCAAGAACAGTACCATTTGTGTTTAAAATACGAATTGATTTAAGTGGTTCTTTCCATTCTATGTGAGGTAATTGATCTGTCATATTACTTTAATTTATAAAAGTTGAATTTATAAATTATTTTTAATTTACTATTATGAAAAACTATCAATTCTTGATAATCCAATACGTCTCGGTCTTATACTTTTCCAACAAGTTTAGCGAATCACGACCTCTTATAGCAACTCCACAACTAAATATTATCCTCTAGCTCGGTCTTCTAATCTTTCGTAGAGGTGCAGCCGCAAGCCTAGGAGGTATGATTCTAATAGGATCTCTACAGTTTGGACAGACAGGAACCATGTACTCACTTCTAGCATTATTAATCACACTTCGAATACAATCTTGATTAAAGTAATGACCACATTCTAAAAGACTCACGATATCTTCCATATCCTCTAAGCATATACTACAAGACGCAGATACATTAGGATCTCTAACTTGATATTTAGGACATTCTTCTCTTGGAGGTGGTGAAGCACGAAGTTCTCGATCTCTATCAAGCGCTATTTCTGATTCAAGTACATTTGCAATTTCGTGTCCTTCTCTTGCCCCTTCTAGCGCAATTAATTGTGCGTCTCTTATCTCTTGTTCTTCTATTGCAAATGCAATAGCTGCATCATCTCCAAGAGCGTTTGCACTAGCTTTTTCTCTTTCTATTCTAGCTGTTTCATATATATGTGCATCCTCTTGAGCTACAAGAGCTAGATCGTTTTCTCTAATTAATTCCAAATAACCAGCGCACTGTATTCTTAATTGATCCCACCCTGATCCTTTATAACGAGTATGTATAATTCTTTCAACAAATGTAGATGTGTCTCTTATTCTGTCTGGTTGTGGTGTAAGAATAAGAACTGATCTATCAGGAAAAATAAAACTATTACCACCGTAAGCTTGTAATCGTGTAAACCAATCTCTTATTGCAGATTCTGAATATATTAAAGGATTTCTATCTGTGCCAGTCAAGTCTTTAATTACAGGGTTTAATGAAGGGTCTACATCTTTTATACTGTCAATAGAAACTGGCTGATCAACAATTAAAGTCTCACTTATCTTACAAATTAAACTAGCAAGTTCACTCTCCGCTTCTTCTAAAAGCTCTGGTTCTTCATTAGGAACTACTAATCTTCTTGAAAAAGTTAAACCACCACCTCTCAAGTAAGGATGAATTTTACGTGTTATTACATTATAATAATATGTTTTACCGTCTTTACCTTTTTTTTCTTTCCACATCGTTTGTATTATTACAATATTAAAATATTAAAATATAAATTGGTCATCTGTATTTTCTTGATGTTTTAGACGTTTAAATATTTTATCGAAATCTTTCAATATCATTTACTTATAAGTAAAGAACTTGAGGAGAACGAAATGTTTATCTAGTAGTAATTTTGTCTATTTTATGAGTTACTAAAAATGTTAGAACTTGATATATTTTATTTTTACAGTACGTTTTTATCTATTTTAAAGAAGTTGTATGTAAAAGTATAAAATGAGCAAAACAGTAAGTCGTGATAAATATGAATCTATGAAAAACAAGGCACAAAAATGGCTAGATAAGGCTTTAGATTATGAAGCAAAACTAGATGATATGATTGATGAAAAAGATAGACTTGAATCAGAAAATTCACAACTTCAAGATGAAGTAGAATTTCTTACCGAACGTTGCAAAAATATGTCAATGCAAATTAAACAATATGAAAAAGAAAAAAAGAAAAAACTTTTAGTAGAAGAATTATCTAAACACTTTGTTGTTAAAGAATAAAAATAATATTTAAAGAGAGATTTGTTTAATCTAATAAATGACATCTAATTTCGCTACAGCAATGACCTCATGTGCTAAGACATTGAATGGAGCAGTTTCTTTATCTTCACCAGATATAACTGGAAATACAAGCGGACGTCTCGGATTATTTTTTAAATCAGTCAGAGGACTGAATGCTCCTCGTCTATATGAATATCTACGCGAATCCGCACAGGAAAATATTATTGATGCATTTTTATTGGCTTTTCACATTCGTGATTGTAGAGGTGGTAAAGGAGAGCGTGAATTAGGACGACGTTCACTTGTATGGCTTTTTCTCAACTATCCTGAACAATTTAATCTTGTTGTTCCTCTTATATCAGAATATGGTAGGTGGGATGATTTGATGGAGTTGTGGCCTGGTGTATTAGATCTAAAAGATGCTAACTATTTAGAACAAAATTATTGTTCTACTATTAAGGATATTTCTAGATTAAGAGATCTTCAAATTACATTTGTAAAAATTCTAGGTAATCAGCTAGTAAATGATCGTCATCAAATGCATGATGGAAAGCCTATCAGTATTTGTGCAAAGTGGGCACCAACAGAGAAGGACTCATACGACAAGAAGTATGGTGTTGTTAATACTCTTACCACAGTTATGGGTATTACAGCAAAGAGTTATCGCAAAGCTTATACAACACCACTCCGACAATATCTACATATTGTTGAAACATATATGTGTAATAAGAAATGGGATGAAATTGATTATAGCAAAGTTCCTTCTTGCGCAATGAAGCGATTGAAAAAGGCTTTTGAAAAGAATGCACCTGAAGAATTTTTAGCTTGGAAGATAAAGCTTCAAAATGGTGAAGTAAAAGTAAATGGAAAACAACTATATCCACACGAATTAATACAGGAGATTCGAACCAAACATAGATCTGACACTGTTTGTGAAGCTCAGTGGAAAGTCCTTGAAGATGAAGTTAATAAACTAGGAAGTCTTCAAGACTCATTATTTGTATGCGATGTTAGTACAAGCATGCTAAGTTGGAGTTCTGATCAAAGATTATCTTTTTGTCCAATGGATGTTGCTGTAGGGTTATCTTTGCTAGGAGCAAATAATGTAAAGGGAATTTTTCATAATCATATAATAACTTTTCATGATAAACCAAGTTTTCATGTAGTTAAGGATGGCACTCTTTACGATCGTTGGTTAAAACTTACTAGCTCATCGTGGGGAGGTTCAACAAATTTGCAAGCAACATTCGATCTTATACTAAATCAAGCTAAGGTTCATAAGTTGTCTCAAGAAGATATGCCTAAGCGTGTATTTATTATTTCAGATATGCAGTTTGATAGTGCTGATAGATCACATATGACAAACTTCCAGACTATTAAAACTAAGTACGCAGAATCAGGATACATTCAACCACAAATAATTTTCTGGAATGTTTGTGGATCTAGCACAGATTTTCCTGTTTCTGTAACGGATAATGGAACTGCATTAATTTCTGGTTTTTCAGCAAGTATAATGTCTGCTCTGATTAACGGAACTGATTTCTCTCCTTACTCAACTCTTCGAAGTACTCTTGACTCAGAGCGTTTAGGACCGGTTCGAAGAGCACTAGAAATCGAGTAAAATTGCATAAACATGTGTTTGTATATTAAAAAATAAAAAATTATTTTTAATAATTATATATTAAAAATGCTAAAGAAAATAGGAATTATACTTTTAATCTTTTTTTCTATATCTTTTCTTATTTACATAATATATCATTATTTTAAGAATAGTAGTTTTAAGAATAGTAGTTTTAAGAATAGTAATACAGAAAACTTTAATGGGTTTTTTAGTGATAATAATTTAAATTATCCTATCATTACAAGGTATAATGCTCATTTTTATTTTAATAAACTCGATTCTGATTTTATAAAGTTAATTTTAGTTGAAAATCTACCAAATGAAGTTAAAAATTTCGAAAAATTACTACCTAATACTATTTTAGTTATACTTGATCATCCTTACTCATCTTCTGATAAAAGCGCTAAAAATATTAATAACTTTTTAGACAATCCTAACATTGTTCTTTGTTTATCAGAAGATTGGAACGATAATAAACACTCAAAATTATTCATATGGCCTATTGGTCTAGAATCCAAAATGTTTAAAGATAGAAAATTATCTAATCAGATTATACATGCTATGCAAACTATTCAAAATGATAAACAAAATGATAAACAAAATGATAAACAAAAGAAAATACTTAGTAATGCTCAGTTTAATATTTCTCCAGAACCAAGTTCTGGATATCGTAATGATCGAGAAAATATGATTAGTAATCTTTCAGACTCACCTCATGTTGATTTTTGGACTACTAGATTAAGTCAAACAGAAACAATCATAAAAACTCAAAATTATATGTATTCTTTATGCCCGGAAGGAAATGGTTTGGATACACATCGTTTTTATGAAACATATGGATTGGGTGTTCGTCCCATAGTAAGAAAAGGACCACTTGAATCTCTTCACTCACATTTTCAAGGAACTGTTGTTTTAGACAGTTGGAAAGATGCAAATAAATTAAATTTTGACGATAGTTCTTTTCAACCAGATTTAAAATTACTAACACTTGGATATTGGTTATACAGATCTCTAAGATCAAGATGTCGTATAGTGAATTTTTTCACATCTGCTTTATGTGACGAGTGGCGTAATTTTTTACATAGCGTTAGACAACAAGGGTTAGAAGACTTGCTTATTGTATTTCCATTAGACAAAAATGCACTTGAATGTGTAAAAAAAGAGAATATTCAATTTAGAACAGATCTTGTATGTTTGAATTTAGAAGATGAATCTGAGTTTGGAACAGAAGGATTTAAAAATATAATGTCTAAAAAAGTTAAAGCAATAGAATTTCTATTAAGAGAAGGTTTTTTTGTATTTTATCTTGATACTGATATAGTATTGTTAAAAAATCCTATAGAAAATTATTTTTATCTTCCTCCTAGAAAAATTTATATGCAATCTGATTCTAAAACATTTGCAAAATCAGTAAAAGGTGATCATTGTGCAGGAGTTATTTTTATTTCACCATGTTTAAAAATAGCTGAAAAAATGAAAAATATAGAGAAATTAATTTTATCAAGACCTTCAGGAAAAATGGATGATCAAGGTGTTATTAATGAAACAATTTCAGATATTGGCACTCTTGATCCAGCTTCATATCCAAATGGGTATCGTTATTTTAATGAAAGAGAAAAGTGTGATAAAATACCTATATTGATTCATAATAACTGGATTGCAGGATTAAACTCAAAAATTGAAAGATTTAAAAAACATGGTTTGTGGTATATTAATTAAAGAACTTGATTTCCCATCATTTTTACCATATTTGTTATTAATTTTGTATATTCTCCACTTGTTGATGGCACAAAATATCTAGCATTACACATAAAAATAAAATCATCATCTGAGTTCATTCCAAGCCTTAACTCCACTTTATAACCTTTATATTCAAAATATTTTTTGACTATTTCAATATATTTACAACTTTTTGGTGTTTTAATATCAGTATGACTTCCAGAGACTAATATAATTTTTCTGATTATGTTTATACTTATTTTACTAATTTTATCTTCAAGATATTCTAATGGAGGAGTATAATTAGTCCATTCATTTTCATTCATATAAGAATATGTAGAAAGAATTGTAATTACATCATCTTGATTTTCCTCAATTACATCACCTGTTCTTAAATGTACAATAATATCATTTTTATCTGGAAGATCATTAGTATGTTTTGTTCTCTCACTAATAATATCGAAAAGAAGATTATAATTAGAATATTTCTTTGTTTTTTTCATGTATTCAGTTGCGATAGAATTTGGAAAATGTTTGTAATGATAATCTTGTCCATTATTTTTCCATCTCCAACTGTTAGAAATCATATCACCTAATCTATAACCTTTATTATTAGAATATAAGAAACATGATTCTTTATCATCAATTTTATCACTAATATATTGAACTCTATCTTTCCATTTTTTCATCATTTGTGATGATTGTGGATGTTTAATTTTTTTCTTATTACGACGCAAAATTATCAGAATAAGAATACCAACTATAATTACTGATATAAATAAAATATATTTAGTTGCTTTTTTAGAAACTATCATTTATTATAACTAAATTTAAAATACATAAAATTATGATATTTTAAATTTTAAATTATTTTTATGTAATATTATAAATGCTTGATATTTTTAATATACCAGTATATTACATAAGTTTCAATTACGAACCTAAACTTGAGAAAAATTTACGCGAAATAGGTTTTCAAACCGTAACTCACTTTCAAGCAATTGATGGTCGTAAATTTTCTTTAAATTCTCTATTAGAGCAAAAAATAATATCTATACGTTCTTATAAAGATATTTTAACAGTTCGCGAACAACACTCTGGTATGCCTAGCCTTGGAGCTATTGGTTGTACAATGAGCCACTATGAATTGTGGAAATTGTGTGTAGAAAAAAATTTACCTTATATAGCTGTTGCTGAAAGTGATTTACATCTGAATAAGATTAATCCAATAATTCAAGATAAAATAAAAAAAATTTTAGAAAAACCGAATTCCGTTTTTATAAGTGCGCATATAACAAGAACAAAAAATACACACTTTATAGGCACACATTTTTATATTATTTCAAAATCGGCATGTAAAGAACTAATAAAAAATGCGTTCCCTATAGACGTCCAAACAGATGCTTATATTGCACACATGGATACAATTAAAAAAATAAATATTGAAGGGTTCTCAATTGGTTCTCAAAAACGTCACGCTAGTTTAATACAAAATTGGTGCGTTAAATGTCTTTTACCTACAAACGTTTGGACCTATATTGTAATTGCATTTTTATCATTAACAATTATAGTTCTATTAATTATTGTGTACAAATTACTTACTCGATGTAAAAGTAAACTTAACGTGTGTCTTAACACACCTCCAAACGAAAGAATTAAAATCAAGTAAACTTGTTATCCTGTATAATTTTAGATATTTTTTTATTAATACATTTTATCCAATTATTATTTTGCAAATTTATACTTCCTAATTTAAATCCTTTGTTATCGATGTCTTTATGTTTAAAATTATAAGGTACCGATTTTATAGATACATTTTTATAATTCAAATATTTAGATATTAATATATCATCTGTAGTGAAACATTCTTTGCAATTTATTACATCCTTAAAATCAGAATCAAAAAATTTCCTTTTGTATAATACGCCATTATAACACTGTAATATATGAACATTTTTTATAATATTATTTATTGGTAAACTTATAGGTAAAGCAACAAATCCTAGATTTATAAAACTCCATCCAGTTACACATACACATTCATTTGGATATAGATCTGATACACTTACAAGATGGCCAATTAACTTTTTGTCGTATTCCTTATCATCGTCTATACATATTATAATATCCTCAGGATTTGTTTCTTCAAATAAGGTAGGATATAATTTTGTTATAGGACCATAATCTTTATGTACAATATTGATTTTTACATTTTTTAGATTTTTTACATTTTCAGGTATGTAATACTCCTTTTTTTCTCTATTTGAATATGTTGGTATATTTACATATACTATATTGGGTTTAATTTCATTCTCCAAAATTGACTTTAAAACTCTCTCTAAATTTCCTACTCTACTAGGTAAAGTAGATAATGTCACTATAATTCTCTGTTTCTTTTTTGGAGTTTTATATTTAAAAATTCCAACAAAACCATAAAATAGTAAAAGTAGTA